CTTATATTTGTTGTAAATTAAATTAAATGGAACAAATAAGAAAAATATCAATAGGCGCTGATTATAAATCAGGAGCCATGCATTATATTCTAAATCAAGAAATATTTGGTGGTACACATGTAATTCATTTAATTAAAAAAAATGAATCAAAGCAATCACTAACTATTTTTATTGAAAACAAAAAAGGAGAAATATTTCTTTGGAAAGAATTTAATTCTTCTATTCCTGTTTCAATTGAATATAATATATATTTTGAATGAAATCACCTTTTTATTTTATAGTAAAACCTAAAGACAATAGGAGATACGATAACACTAAAAAAATAGGTAATATAGATTTTATTACCAGTACATCAAAAGAAGATCATATCGCATCTAACCGATATGCAGTAGTGGTAGAAACCCCAATAAACTATTCTGGTCCTATAGAAATAGGAGACATGCTTTTAGTTCATCATAATGTTTTTAAATATTATAATGATATGAAAGGAAAAGAAAAAAGTGGAAAAAGTTTTTTTAAAGATGATTTATTTTTTATAGATAACGATCAGTTTTTTATGTATAAACATAATGATGTTTGGAATGCACATTCTAAATATTGTATGATAAAACCAATACCTAAAAAAAGTTATTATTTAAAAAGTCATGAAGAAGAAGAACCTTTAATGGGTTTAGTAAAGTATTCTAATAAATACCTAATCAGTAAGGGAATTAATAAAGGCGACAAGATTTCTTTTAAACCAGAAAGTGAATATGAGTTTATGGTAGATGGAGAAAAATTATACAGAATGTTTGACCATCAAATAACTTTATCTTTATAATATGGATGTAGATAAAATAAAATTAAGGATTATAAAAGCTGGTGAAAAAGCTGTTAATCAATTAATTAAAGTTGCAGAAGAACATATAATAAAATATGGAGAAGATGATGAACTTGCTGCAGACAAATTAAAAAATGCTGCTGCTACAAAAAAATTAGCCATATTTGATGCTTTTGAAATACTTACAAGAATAGAAGCAGAAAAAAATATGATAGAAGGAAACACTACAAACGAAAAAAAACCAACACAGGGATTTGCAGAACGAAGATCAAAATAGTTTAATAAAGGAATTAACTAATTTCTTACCTAAAACTGTTATAGTTAATAAAAACAAGGCTAAAGCTTGGGATTATGGTTATAATGAAAAATACGACTTTGTAGTTATTTCAAAAACTGGAGAAATTCAAGACATTATAGAAATAAGCGGAATAAGAATAGCACTTCCAAAGCCACCTAAAAAAATACATTCAAGAAGTAAAAAGAAATCTGAACAATATTGGGAGTCTTTTGAGTATCCGAAAAACTTACAAAAAATAAAATCTATATTCCAATGGCATGCAGCTCCTTCATCATTTAAGGACGAGTGGGTAGATTATATTGAACAAGAATTTGATAGAAGAGAAGAAGGTTTTTGGTTTATGAATAATGAGATACCTACTTATATTACGGGTTCTCACTATATGTATATTCAATGGACAAAGATAGATGTTGGTCTTCCAGATTATAGAGATGCAAATAAAGTTTTTTATTATCATTGGGAAGCTTGTAAAGCTGACAAAAGAAGTTTTGGGCAAGATTATTTAAAAATAAGACGTTCAGGATTTTCATACATGGCTAGTGAAGAAGCTAGTAACATAGGGACAATAAGTAAAGATGCTAGAATTGGAATACTTTCTAAAACTGGTTCTGATGCTAAAAAAATGTTTACAGACAAGGTTGTTCCAATAGTTAGAAACTATCCTTTCTTTTTTAAACCTGTTCAGGATGGTATGGACAAACCTAAGACCGAGCTAGCGTTTAGAGTTCCTGCATCTAAGATTACAAAAAAGAACATGTATCAGGAAGATGAAAATATTGTAGAAGGATTAGATACTTCTATTGACTGGAGAAATACAGGAGACAACAGCTATGATGGAGAAAAATTAAAACTACTTATTCATGATGAATCAAAAAAATGGGAAAAACCTAATAACATACTAAACAATTGGAGGGTTACAAAAACGTGTTTGCGTTTAGGTAGTAAAGTTATTGGAAAATGTATGATGGGTTCTACTGCTAATGCATTAGAAAAAGGTGGAGATAATGGTAAGAAATTATATTTTGATTCTAAAGTTAATAACAGAAACCGTAATGGACAAACTAAGAGTGGTTTGTATAGTTTGTTTATTCCAATGGAATATAACATGGAAGGTTTTATAGATAGATATGGAATGCCTGTATTTAAAACTCCAAAAAATCCAATAATGGGTATAGATGGAGAATACATAAAACAAGGCGCTGTTGATTATTGGGAGGCTGAAGTAGATAGCTTAAAGAATGACCCTGATGCATTAAATGAATTTTATAGGCAATTTCCTAGAACAGAATCACATGCTTTTAGAGATGAAAGCAAGCAGTCTTTATTTAATTTAACTAAAATATATCAACAAATAGATTACAATGATTCCTTAATAAAAGATAGATTTCTAACAAGAGGTTCTTTTTCTTGGAAAGATGGGATAAAAGATACTCAAGTTATATTTAGTCCTAATCAAAAAGGTAGATTTTTAATATCATGGACTCCAAATAAACAACTACAAAATAATTACAATACAAGAAACGGCTTAAAATTACCAGGGAATGAACACATTGGTGCGTTTGGTTGTGACAGTTATGATATATCAGGTACTGTAGGAGGTGGAGCATCTAATGGAGCATTGCATGGACTAACAAAGTTTCACATGGATGAAGCTCCTGTTAATGAGTTTTTTTTAGAATATGTGGCTAGGCCTCAAACAGCAGAAATGTTTTTTGAAGATGTGTTAATGGCTTGTGTTTTTTATGGAATGCCTATACTTATAGAAAATAACAAACCTAGATTGTTATATCATTTTAAGAATAGGGGTTATAGGAAATATAGTATCAATAGACCTGACAAACCATATAATAAACTTTCTATAACAGAAAAAGAATTAGGGGGTATGCCTAATAGTTCTGAAGATATAAAACAAGCACATGCAGCAGCAATAGAATCTTATATAGAAAAACATGTGGGATTTGATTTAGAAGAAAGTTATAGAGATCGTGATGTAATAGGTTCTATGTATTTTACTAGGACTTTAGAAGATTGGGCTAGATTTAATATTAATAATAGAACAAAATTTGATGCTTCAATTAGTTCTGGATTAGCTATAATGGCTTGTCAAAAAACACTATACCAACCTTTAAAAACAAAATCAAAAATAAAACTTAACTTTGCTAAGTATGATAATAAAGGAAGTTATAGCCAAATTTTAAGATAAATGAAGGACGTAAAAATAAATATTAACTCTACAGGATTTCCAAGTCAATTTGTTTCTGATGCAGAAAAAGCATCACTTAATTTTGGATTACAAATAGGACAGGCTATTCAATATGAATGGTTTAGAAAAGATGGTGGACAAAGTAGATTTTATAATCAATGGGCTGATTTTCATAGATTAAGACTTTATGCTAGAGGAGAGCAATCTATACAAAAATACAAGAACGAATTAGCTGTAGATGGAGATTTAAGTTACCTTAATTTAGACTGGACCCCAGTACCTATTATTCCAAAGTTTGTGGACATTGTAGTTAACGGTATGGCCGACAGGATTTTTACTGTAAATGCTTATGCTCAAGATGGAATGTCTTTAGATAAAAGAAGCAAGTATCAAGTTAATCTTGAAAAAGACATGCTTGCTAAAGATATGATGAAGAAAGTTCAAAAAGAGTTTGATGTTAATACTTTTGCTATGTCTGAGGAAGAGATTCCAAATACTTCAGAAGAGTTAGCGCTTCACATGCAAATGAAATATAAGCCATCTATAGAAATAGCTGAAGAAGAAGCTGTTAATACTGTATTGGCTGAAAACAGATATAACGAAACTCAGAAAAGATTATACTACGATCAAACTGTTTTAGGAATACAAGTATGTAAAAATACTTTTCAACCCGGAGCCGGAATAAAAGTAGAGTATGTTGACCCTGCTAGTGTAGTGTATAGCTATACTGAAGATCCTAATTTTCAAGATTGTTTTTATTGGGGTGAAATTAAAACCCTTCCAATTATTGAATTAATAAAAATTGATCCTAGCTTAACTAGGGTTGATATGGAAGAGATATCTAAATACAGCCAAAGTTGGTATGACTACAACAATACAGCTCAGTATTATAATAATAGTTTATTTAGCAAAGACAGTGCAACTGTTTTGTTTTTTAATTATAAAACAACTAAAACATTTACCTACAAAAAGAAAGTAAATGCAGCAGGAGCAGAAAGAGTAATTGAAAAAGATGATACTTTTAATCCTACAGAAGAAATGATGGAGGAAGGAAACTTTGAAAAAATTTCTAAAACCATTGATGTTTGGTATGAGGGAGTAATGGTTATGGGTACTAGTATTTTACTTAAATGGGAAATGTCAGAAAACATGGCAAGACCACAATCCGCATCTCAAGAAGTATATCCAGAATTTGTAGCTTCTGCACCAAGAATGTATAAAGGAGCTTTAGAGTCTTTGGTAAGACGTATGATTACATTTGCTGATTTAATTCAGATTACACACTTAAAATTACAACAAGTAATATCTAGAGTTGTTCCAGATGGTGTATATATTGATGCTGATGGATTGAGTGAAGTAGATCTTGGAACAGGTCAGGCTTATAATCCTGAAGATGCATTAAGGATGTTTTTCCAAACAGGTTCTGTTATTGGTAGAAGTTATACTCAAGATGGAGATTACAATCAGGCAAAAATTCCTATTCAACAACTTAATAGTAATTCAGGTCAAGCAAAAATTCAAAGTCTTATAGGTAGTTATAATCATTATATGTCAATGCTTAGAGATGTAACTGGATTAAACGAAGCAAGAGATGGGTCTACTCCAGATTCTTATGCGTTAGTTGGATTACAAAAACTAGCTGCTTTAAGTAGTAACACTGCAACAAGACATATATTAGATGCAAGTTTACAAATGTCACAAAGATTGTGTACAGCATTATCTAGTAGAATTGCAGATATGCTTCAATATTCTCAATTTAAAGAAGAGTTTGTAAATCAAATAGGTAAGTTTAATGTAGGTCTAATAGAAGAAATTAAAGATTTATATTTAAGTGATTTTGGAATATTTATAGAAATAATTCCAGATGAAGAAGAAAGAAAATTACTAGAGCAAAATATTCAAATGGCTCTTCAAAGAGATTCTATAAACTTAGAAGATGCAATTGATATTAGAGAAATAAGAAATATTAAATTGGCCAATCAAGTTTTAAAATTAAAACGTAAAGCTAAACAAGATTTAGAACAGCAACAGAAATCAGCAGCAGCTCAACAACAAGCTCAAATAAATCAGCAATCACAGCAGATGGCAGCTCAATCAAAAATGCAGCAATTCCAAATGGAAAACCAAGCAGCTATACAATTAGAGCAAGCAAAAGCAGAATTTTCTGTTAAAAAAATGCAAGGTGAAGCCGCTATAAAAGCTGAGTTAATGAATTTAGAATTTAACCTCAACATGAAACTAAAAGGAGTTGAAGTTGAAGGATTAAAAAGCAGAGAAATTCAAAGAGAGAGTGCTAAATCTAATAGAATATCTCAAGCAAATACAGAACAGTCTAAATTAATAGAGCAAAGGAAAAACAATTTACCTCCAGTCAGCTTTGAATCATCAGAAGATAGCTTAGATGGTTTTGATTTAGCTGAATTTGAACCTAGGTGATTTTATTAAAATTAAATTTAAATTATATATATAACTTTGTAAAAAATTAAATCAAATGGAAATTAAAGTATCTGAAGTAAACCCTTTAGAACAAAAGTCAGTTCAAGAGGTAGAAAAAAATCTTTTAGACAAACATGAAAAAGAATTAAACTCTAATGAAGAGATTGAATCTGAAAACTTGTCAGAGGTAAAAGAAGAAGAAAAAGAAGAAGTTTCTCCAACTATAAAGGATGAAGACGTTCTTTCATATATTAATAATAGATATAATAAAGACATATCTTCAGTAGATGATTTATTTTCTCAAAAAGAAATAAATGAAGAACTACCAGAGGATGTTTCTAAATATTTAAATTTTAAAAAAGAAACTGGTCGTGGGTTTAATGATTTTGTAAAAGCCAATAGGGATTACGATGATTTAAACGAAGACCAAGTGTTAGCCGAATATTATTCTTTAACAGAAACTGATTTAGATAATGATGATATTCATTACCTAATTGAAGATAAGTTTTCATACGATGAAGACTTAGATGATGAAAAAGAAGTTAAAAAGAAAAATATAGCTAAAAAAAGAGAACTTTCTAAAGCTAAAAAGTATCTTAATGATTTTAAAGAAAAATACAGCGTTCCTCTTGAGTCAAGTGGGAAAGCTATTTCTGAAGAAAACAAAAAGGAACTTGAAGCTTACCAAAGTTATATTCAAGAATCTAAAACAGTTCAAGAAGCTAATCTTAAAAAGAATGAGTATTTTGAAAAAAGAACAAGTGAAGTTTTTAACTCTGAATTCAAAGGTTTTGAGTTCGAAATAGGAGATAAAAAAATAGGTTATTCTTATGGAGATGCACAGGAAATGAAAGCGAAACAAATGGATCTGAATAATTTCATAGGTAAATACCTAGGAGATGACGGATTGATTAAAGACGCAAAGGGTTGGCATAAAGCAATTAGTGCTGCAATGGATCCTGACCGCTTTGCAAAGTATTTTTATGAGCAAGGTAAAGCCGATAGTGTAGGAGATATTTCTAAACAAAGTAAAAACATCAATATGAAGATGAGAGGTACTCCACAAGCAATAGGTGAAACAGGATTTAAAGCAAGACAAATTAATGACGCATCTGGAAAAGGTTTAAGAATAAGAAGTAAAAATAAATAAATAAAAATTTTAAAAATTAAAAAAAATGGCAGGATCAGTACAGAATGTTCCAGGGTTTGACTTACAGCCAAGCTCAGAACAAGTCTTATTACAGACAAATTACATTACTAACTTTGATTTCTTGAATCAGTATCTTCCAGATACTTACGAAAAAGAATTTGAACGTTATGGAAACAGAACAGTAGCATCATTCTTAAGAATGGTAGGCGCTGAAATGCCTTCTAACTCAGACCTTATTAAATGGGCAGAGCAAGGAAGACTACACACGAAGTATACAAATGTAACTTCAGCAGGAGCAGCAGGAGTTGATACAGCAACGTTGACAATTGGAGATGCCTTAGTACCAGGTTCTGGTTCTATAGCTATTCGTGTTGGACAAACAATTATGTTATCTGATAGTACTGCGGCCTCAACTAATAGCAACAAGGCAATTGTAACAGCAGTAGATACTGCAGCAGGAACAATTGATGTAGCTTATTATGAAGCAGCAGGACAAACAATGGCAGCAGCAGTTGTATGTTCATTGTTTATTTATGGTTCAGAATTTCAAAAAGGTTCTATCGGAATGCAAGGTCAACTTGAAGCTGATGATTCTATATTTGAAAACTCTCCAATTATCATTAAAGACCGTTACGCAGTATCTGGTTCTGATATGGCTCAAATTGGATGGATTGAAGTAACTACAGAAAACGGTGCAACTGGATTCTTATGGTACATGAAATCAGAACATGAAACTCGTTTACGTTTCGAGGACTACCTTGAAACATCAATGGTTGAAGCCGTACCAGCAGAAGCAGGTGGTGGAGCAGCAGCAATTGTAGAAGGAGTTGCATCTGGAGTAGGTAACAAAGGTTCAGAAGGTATGTTCTATGTTATTGAAAATAGAGGTAATGTTTGGGCAGGTGGAAATCCTAACGCATTAGCAGATTTTGATGCAATTATTTCTCGTTTAGATAAGCAAGGTTCTATTGAAGAAAATGTTATTTTCTTAAACAGAGACTTTGGATTTGATATAGATGATATGTTAGCATCACAAAACTCTTATGGAGCAGGTGGTACATCTTATGGTCTTTTTGACAATGACGAAGAGATGGCTTTAAATCTAGGATTTACAGGATTCCGTAGAGGTTATGATTTCTACAAAACAGACTGGAAATACCTAAACGATCCAACAATGCGTGGAGATATCGTAGGTGGAGCTGTTAATGGTGTTTTAGTACCAGCAGGTTCAACTACTGTATATGACCAAGTATTAGGAAAGAATGCAAAGCGTCCTTTCTTACATGTTCGTTACAGAGCTTCAGAAACTGAAGACAGACGTTATAAGACTTGGATTACAGGTTCTGCAGGTGGAGCAGCTACTTCTAGCTTAGATGCTATGGAAGTAAACTTCTTATCTGAAAGAGCTTTATGTACTTTAGGTGCTAATAACTTCTTTATTTTCACAAACTAGAAGTAAATTATTAAAAGGGAGTGAAATTAAGTAGCTCCCTTTTTTTTATTATAAATTAAATTTAAATTCAATAAAAATGGCAGTAAAAAAGAAACAAGTGTTTGTAGACAAAATCTACAAGTTAACACAAGACAAAGCACCTTTAAGCTATACTATTCCTTCAAGAAATTCAAAAAGAAAATCATTATTATGGTTTGATGAAGAAACTGGAGAAAATAAAGCATTGCGTTATGCAAAAAATACAAAAAGTGTTTTTGAAGATGAGCAAGATAAAAATGTTATTTTAGAGCCTATCGTCTTTGAAGATGGTATGTTGTTTGTTCCAAAACAAAATCAGATATTACAAAAGTTTTTATCTTATCATCCATCAAACGGAAATATGTTTGAAGAAGTTGATAAAGAAAAAGACGCAAGTATAGATGTAGAGTCTTTAGATTTGGCACTAGAATCTCAATTAATAGCAAAAGAACTAAGTATTGAAATGCTTGAAACTATTGCTAGAGTTGTAATAGGTTTAAGGATTGAAAATTTAACCTCTTCAGAATTAAAAAGAGATGTTAGGATGTTTGCAAAAAGATACCCTAATGACTTTATGGAGGCTATGAATGATCCTTTATTAAAGCTTCAAAACAAATGTGCTAATTATTTTAGTGAAAATCTTTTAACACTTAAAAACAAAAAAGATGTTTATTACAATTTAAAAGGTAATAAAAATAAATTACTAACCGTTCCTTATGGAGAAGATCCATTATTTATAGTGGCGTCATTTTTACAGAGTGATGAAGGATTAGAAGTTTTAAAGATATTAGAATCTAAAATGAAATAATATCTTACAATAATTATATATAAAGAGGCTTCAAAATATGAAGCCTCTTTTTTTGTATCTTTGTGAAAACGATTTTATAAATGGCCTCGATAATAAACACAGTAAGAGCTACTGTTCTTTCAATTGCTAATAAGAACAATTATGGTTATATAACTCCAAATGACTTTAATTTGTATGCAAAACAAGCTCAATTAGATATATTTGAAGATTACTTTTATCAGTACAATAGTTGGATTGTAAAGCAAAACGCAAGAGTATCTGGAAGTAACTATGCTAATATTGTAAAATCATTAGTTGAAGTTATAGATAGCTTTTCATCTACTAAAGGATTAATAAACACAGGAATCAATTTATTTGATTTGCCTGATGATTACTATTTGATAGATAAAGTAAACTACTATCCAAATATTACTGGTACAGGAACTATTACTTTTGGTTCAACTGGAACAACCTTAATTGATTCGGCTGCAAATTTTGTTAATGGAGGTCAAGTATCTTCAGGTCAGTTAATAACAAACACGAGTTCCGGAGGATTATATTCAGGAGCAAGTGCATTTGTTGTTAGCGTAGACAGTAATACTCAGTTAACAATATCAAGTAATGATTTTCTAACTGGCGGATTTGAAGGTACTTCTTATACTATATTAAGTACAAAAGGTATTACAGAAGTAGAAAGAGTTTCTCAGAATAAAATATTTTATTTAAATTCTACGCCACTTACATCACCAGGTCTTTTATTTCCTGCATATGTATTGGGTGGGGCTAATAATATAAACACGGGTAATACTATTACTGTTTATCCTGAATCTATTGTTAATGCAGGTACAGTTGTTTCTCAATATATTAGATACCCTAAAGATCCTAATTGGACATATGCTACATTGGCAGCAGGGGAGCCTTTGTTTGATGAGTCAGCAGCTGATTATCAAGACTTTGAATTACCTTTATCAGATCAAGTTAATATTATAAATAAAATATTACAATATGCAGGTATGTCTATAAGAGAGGTAACATTAACTCAATTTGGTCAAGCACAGGAGAAGATGGATGATAGTCAAGAATCACCCAGTTTAACATCATAAGATATGGCATATATAACAGATTATCAATACTACGAAAATGGAGGGCTAAATCCTGAAGATGAAAATTGGGGTTCTTACCAATACATATCTTTAAATGATATAATAAACAATTTTATGGTTATGTATGTTGGAAACGACAAGCTAATTAATAATGTTGAAAGGTATAATATTTTATTTCATGCTAAAAGAGCTGTACAAGAGTTAAATTATGATTCTTTAAAAGAAATTAAAATTTTAGAATTAGAAGTTTGTGACACATTAAGGTTTGTTTTACCTCCTGACTATGTAAATTGGGTTAGAATATCAATGTATAAAAATGGAACGTTATTTCCATTAACTGAAAATATTCAAACTAATTGGAGTGATGCATATCTACAAGATAATAATTGTAGAATTTTATTTGACCAAGATGGAAATGTTTTAAAGCCTGAAAATTCTACTTTAGATATTGATAGAATAACAGGAAGCAAAAAAAGTATATACTTAAACCAGCAAAGCGCCTATAATGGACAGGAGGGTTATTTTTATAATGGCATATGGTACTTTGAATATCCTGTTGGAGCAAGATATGGATTGAATACAGAAACAGCAAATGCTAATCCTACATTTAAAATAAATAAAAAAGGAGGTGTAATTAATTTTAGTTCTGATGTTTCAGGTGAGTTAATAGTTCTTGAGTATGTATCTGATGGAATGGAGAATGGAGATGACTCTGAGATAAGTGTAAATAAATTATTTGAAGAGTTTATATACTCTTACATGAAGTATGTAATACTTTCAAGTAAATACGGTATTCAAGAATACATCATAAACAGGTCTAGAAAAGAGAAATCAGCACTCCTAAGGAACGCAAAAATAAGATTGAGCAATATACACCCAGGAAGATTATTAATGAATCTAAGAGGTCAAAATAAGTGGATAAAATAGTATGGCTAAGATTCAAAAGAATTTCATAAAAGGACGAATGAATAAAGGCGTTGATGAACGATTAGTTCCTCAAGGTGAATATGTTGATGCTTTAAATATACGATTAGGTTCTACTGAAGGAACTGAGATTGGAGCTGTAGAAAACTCAAAAGGAAATGAGCTACTAGTGCAGCTTAAGTTTGGTGGTCAAGCATTAAGTAGTAATGCTAGATGTATTGGAGCTTTTGAAGATGGCGGTAACGAAACTATATATTGGTTTATTAATGATCCTACTAATCTTATTTCAACCGTAACAGGGAAAGTTGATTTAATAGTTTCTTTTAATGCTAGATTAGGTTCAGTTTTTTATCATGTAACATCTACTTCAGTATTAAATTTTAACAGTAAGTATTTAATAAATGGAGTAAATCTTATAGATGGATTGTTGTTTTTTACTGACAATTTAAATCCACCTAGAAAAATAAATGTAAATAGAACTTATTTATCTCCCACTTCTGGTGTAGATAATATTATAGAACAAGACATTGGTGTTATATTAGCACCGCCATTAAACTCTCCAGCTATACAGCAATTTAATTTAGGGGGTGATGAAAACTACATGGAAGAATTATTCTTAAGTTTTGCATATAGATGGCAATACGAAGATGGAGAGTACTCAGCTATATCTCCATTTTCACAAACAGTTTTTAGTCCTGGTCCTTTTAGATTGGATTATAGTACGTTTGACAATGCAGCAATGGTTAATTCTTTTAATAGTGTAAGAATAACTTTTGAAACAGGCGGCAGAAATGTAGTTGCAGTTGATGTTCTTTTTAAGTTTTCTACAAGTCAAAACGTAAATGTAATAGAAAGATTTAAAAAAATAGATGAAGGTTGGTCTGATAATCAAACTGAGAATATTACGTTTACTAACAAAAAAATATTTACAGCATTACCTGCAGAGCAATTATTAAGACTTTATGATAATGTACCTCGAATTGCACAGGCTCAAACATTAATGGGCAATAGATTGATGTATGGTAATTATGTTGACGGATATGATGTCGTTAACAGCGTGGGAAAGCAAATAGACTTGGACTATGACTTAACGGTTATATCAACTCCTTTAAGCGCAGTTGAAATAGAGGCTACAAAATCTGACTTAAATTACAATATAGGAATATCTACACCCGTTACTGACGCTACAATAATTATAGACTTTGGAGGGTTGGACTTAATTGAAGGTGCTCAAATAGGTGTAGAGTTTAATTACAAAGGAAGTGAGTTTAATGGAGACACTTCATATTTTTTAGATGGAACTCAGCCTAAAAATGAATTTGTTTTTACATTTTTGTTTAATCTTCAAAGAGACTATTTAAGTGTTAATGATTTGGCTAGTAGCCCAGAGTTTGAAATTGCGGTAAGTGAATTTGTAGACCCTTCTGTATCAAGTTGTTTTGATGCCGCTTTAGTGGACGGAACAAGAGGTTCTTCTTTGACCGATATTTACAACTGTCAAATAGTAGCTAGAACCGAATGGGTTTTTGATAAGTTCGGTATAACTCAAACAAATCAAGGGTTTGGAATTGGAACTTCTTTAAGTAGTACCGAAATAAGTTTTACTATACCTGCTTTAAGATTTCAAAAATTAAACTTCACTGTTGACCCTCCTGTTTTTTATAACCCACCAATATTGGCGTATGAGTATATTTCAGCCGTAAGTGGAGTAGGATTTTATTCTAAAGACGCTTCTAAACAATCATTGCACAGTAATAGAGACTATGAGGTTGCTATCGTTTATATGGATGAATATGGACGAAGTAGTACTGCATTGGTAGACACTGACAATACTGTTTTTGTTTCATGTAGTAATTCGGTTGACCAAAATAACATTAGGGTTCAACTAAATAACCTACCTCCGTATTGGGCAACAAAATATAAATTTGTTATAAAAGAATCTGAAGGAGAATACAGAACTGTTTACTCTCAAATATTTTTTACCGAAGAAGAAACAGGTGATGTATGGTTTAAAATTGAAGGAGACAATAGAGATAAGATAAAAGACAACAGTATTTTGTATCCAAAAAGAGATACTACAGGCCCTGTTTTAAATTGTGCTAGTACAAAAGTTTTAGCTTTTGAAAGCCAAATAGAAGATTTTTTATGTAAAAAAGACGCATCTGGTGAGCTTATAGATACTAGTTGCCAACAACCTGCTGGAACATACATTAAATTAAGACCATCGGGTTTTAATGCAAGTGCGCCAGCAAATGCTTTTATACAAGAAGATGATGAGACTAGAGCATTAGTTATTCCATTAGGTATAGTAAAAGATTATCCTATAGCAACAGTAACTACTAGTCTTCAAGTTCCAGGTTCAAATCCTGCATCTTTTGAGCCTTACACTGTTCCTGCTGGAAGTATTGTTCAGATAAAATTAGATGCAAGAAGAAATAAAAGAGGTAATAGTTGTGGTGGTCGTATTTATAAATATGATAAAACTTTTACATCTAGTAACGACTACAATAGTTTATATGATTGGGCAGTAGGAGATAATATAGACTTTACAAATGGTGAAACAACAGGTTCAGATGATGACCAAAATGTAGTTTCTTTTGACCAAGTAATAAAAGAATATCCTGTAAACGTTAATCCGCTTGATGGGGCAGTAACAGCACCTGGTGGCCCAGGTCAAAGCGTTATATTTTTTCAACAAACAGAAGATAATGCTGGAAATCCCACAGGTGAGCAATTTATGTCTTTCAGGTCTGGTACTCCTGCATGTTCTGGTATTACTATTGAAAACTCAACTGTAAGAATTGAAACTATAGTAACTAGAGCAACAACTTTAATGGTGTTTGAAACCGAGCCAATACCTGCTAATGATGAACTATATTATGAAAATGAGCAAACATTTGACATTGTAAGTGGATTTCATTTATCGGGAGATGCCGATATTGACCAAGATCAAACGGCTAGTTTACCAGCTATAATAGACTTAACATTTTTTAATTGTTATACTTTTGGTAATGGTGTAGAAAGTGACAGGATATTAGACGCTTTAGTAAAACCATCTTTGTCATTAGGGGAAAAAGTAACGTCTGTTGCTGAAGAACAATATAGAGAAATACATCGTTTTTCTGATGTAACCTATAGCGGTAACTTTAATCAAGAAACAAACTTGAATAAGTTAAATCAGTTTAATTTAGCTTTAGCAAACTTTAAGACATTAGAGACTTCTTATGGCCCTATTAGAAAAATGCACGCAAGGCAGACAGATATACTTACTCTTCAAGAAGATAAGATATCCTACCTTTTAGTTGAAAAGAACTTGCTTTCTGATGCGTCAGGAGGTGGAGCATTAACTTCTGTGCCAGAGGTTCTAGGTAAACAAATTGCCAGGACTGAAGAATATGGAATTAGTAATAATCCTGAAAGTTTTTCTTCCTATGGCCCTAATGTTTATTTTGCAGACGCAAAAAGAAGTAGCGTAGTGAATTTAAAAGGAGAGTCTAGAGGAGGTGTTGCTGATAAGCTTTCTATAATTTCTCAAGTAGGTTTGAGGTCTTGGTTTAGAGATTTATTTATTGATTCTTTTGAAACTCAAAAGCTTGGAGCATTTGATCCATACATGAATGAATATGTATTAAGCTCTAATGATATTTTAATACCTCAAGTTGAAATAGATAGAAACTGTGGATATACTTTATTACAAGAAAATTCTATTGCTCCTATTTCTTTTAATTTAGATTGTACAACTTTAATTGGAGATGTGTCTATTGATTACGCAATTTCATCAATAAATGGAGTAAATATATCTGTTAATTATAATGGAGTTAGTGTTCTAAATAGTAATGTAGTAGGTTCAGGAAGTGTTTCTTTTTCAAAATCACAAACAAATCCTATTTCAGCACAAGTAACAATAACTCCGTTAGGAGCAGCAACATATGAAATGACATTTGGATGCCCTCAAGGAGAGCAGTTAACAGTTACTCAGATTGTTATTAACTTTGAAGGAGAAGCATCAAAAACAACTACAACAAGGTACAGATGGGAGTTCGCAGGAGACTCTAGTCCATACAATACAAATTCTATAATACTTGAAGATGACGGGGTTTCATTGTTTGAGTCACAAACAAATCAAACATCATTCGGCTCTATACCAACTGAGGGAGCTACTATTACAATGCAGAGCAGACAATTAGCAGGACAGGATTTTGTATTTGACTCTACTAAAGATAAGTTTAAGTATTTAGTGTCTAATGTTCAATACACTGAAGCAACCATAAACACTTTATTGCCTCTATTAAATACTGCCACACCAATTACAGGAGGCCCTTTAGACTATGATGCATCTTTTGTTTATAATAATTCATCTAATGATGATTTCCTTTACCTTGTTTGGGACTTTAGGGAGCCGACAGCAATTGAGTTATGTTACAACCAAACAAACGAAGTAGATGCATGTTGTGATTGCGCACCTTAAAAACAAAAAAAATGAGTTTAGTAAATAAGTATATTAATTCAGATAATTTTTTAACTGCAACTGCGGTTTATAACGATGTTGATTTAACGGTGTTAGCACCAGATGGATTCTATCAATCTGCAGGAAGATACAGACAGCAATTGTCAGGTGTTTTAGGTCAGTCTACAGCGTGTCCTGATTGTAGTCCTAGGTCATTGTATAGAACAGATGAAGAAACTACTGTTTGCGATAACTACTGTACTAGTTCGGCTTATGACATGGACATAGAGTTTACAACAAATCCTGCAAGAGATTATGACAATCTAACCAATGGAGACGAGATTGTTGGGGGTCTATCACCTAATGGCTTCTATGCGGTTTCCCCATACATAGCGACTACAGGTGCTCCTAAAGGCTTGTGGAAAATATTAGAAATAGAAAATAATATAATAATAGATATTAGTAAATGTGGAGCTACTCAGTGTCAAACTTTATAAAAAATAATTATGGAAAATTATACCTTAACATATAGTGAATCTGTAAATGGATGGCCTTCATTTTACAGCTATTTTCCAGAGATTGCTTTGGGAATGAATCAGTATTTATACTCTTTTAATAATGGAAATCTTTATAGGCACAACACCAATGAAAGACGAAACAGGTATTATGGAGTTGATTATGAATCTACAATAACCAGTGTTTTTAATCAAATGCCAACAACATCAAAGGTGTTTAAGACTATTGAACTGGAAAGTGATGATGCCTGGAACTGTGAACTAGTATCTGATTTAGGAGCGGGCTACATGCCTGACAGTTACTTTGTTGAAAAAGAAGGTGCATTTTTTGCTTTTATAAGAAGACTAGAAGGTGTTAATAATTTATCCTTAAGATCAGCTCAAGGATTAGGGACACTTTCAAGCACGACAGGTGTAGGACCAGCTGCTATAACAATAACATTTGATTTTGCTATTGATTCAATAATGAGTATTGGAGATGTTGCTTTTACAGATTCAATAATTGGGCCTGTAGAAATAGGAGCAATAACAGTCATAAGTCAAGATAGAAAAACGATTACAATAGGAGCACCTACATATGTAGGAGCTGTTCCTAGTTCATATATATTGTATGTTAAAAATAGCGTTGCTGAGTCATATGGAACATTGGGGTATTTCTTACAATTTAAGTTAAGTAATTCAAACCCTAGTGCTGTGGAACTTTTTACTGTTGATTCAGATGCGTTCAAAAGTAATCCTTAGTTTTTTGTATCTTTGTTTTAATGAAATTTAATATAAGGAAATTAAATCAAGAAGATTACGACTCTATTTTAGTTGATTGGTGGAAAGATTGGAGATGGACACCACCCTCAAGGGACTTCTTACCAGAAAATGGTGAAGGGGGTTTTATTGTTTATGAAGAAGATATTCCTGTATGCGCAGGATATATTTACTTGACAAATTCCAAAGTAGGTTGGTGTGATTGGGTTGTTTCTAATTTTAAATATAAGGACAAAGAAAAAAGACGTATAGCATTAACTCAATTAGTTTCAACACTAACAAGTGCTTTGACTATACATGGTTGCAAATATTCTTATGCCTTAATAAAATCTGATTCACTGATAAATGTTTACAAAGAGATTGGATACGGTGAAGGAGATAAATACACAAAGGAAATGATTAAAAAATTATAATATGGCAGCAGTAACATCAATAGTAATGGCCACAGTAGCAGTAGGTGGCGCTGTATATAAAGGAGTTCAAGCAGGTAATGCTGCAACTGAGGCTGCTAGAGAAGCAGGTAACCTTAGAGTAGAGCAAGACAAACTAGAAAAAGAAGCTATAGCTCGTTTAGACCAAGATTTCTACGAGGCGGTTAGAGTCAATACAGACATATATGATAAGGCTTTAGAGGTTTCTAATGTAAAAGGAGCTGAATTAGTACAAGCTGCTCAAGAGGGAGACCAAAGGGGTATTGCTGCTACAGCAGGAAAAGTAAAAGAAATTGAGCAAGCTGGTTTAGGTGCTTTGTCTGATAAATTCTCTCAAGATAAAACAAACATAGATTTAGCTAGAGC